CAGCACCATCATTATTTGTTAGGTTTACTGTTGCAGCACTACCAATAGATATAGTAGTATAACCTGCTATAGCTTCATCAGCAAGACTAATGACACCATCATTTAGAATCTGACCCCAACTATTAGGGTTCTCTCCATCACCCTGCTTAGTCAGCCTTAAATTAGTTGTGTATGTACTTGCCATTTAACATCTCCTGATATAATATCCATAACATTTTAATTATCCTTGTGTACCTGTAATTGTACCATTGTTTGTAACACTTACTGTATTAGAGTTCTTTTTAACTGCATATCCTGCAGAACCACCAGTACCACCTGTTCCTTGAGTGTTACCTACTGATGCTGCTGAACCATTGCTTCCTGATGCACCATAATTACCACCATCACCACCATCACCTGAAGTTGCAGAAGAGCCACCACTAGTCTCACTTCCACCTGCTCCACCACTTGTAGCAGCATTTGTACCAGCACCACGACCACCAAGACCACCTTGAATATCGACTGGGTCATCGGTATCTTGTTCGCCAAAGGCTCCACCTCCACCACCTCCACCCCCACCACCTGCGAGGACAGAAGCACCAGAGTTTACAACAAGAGTAGCATTACAAGCAAATGACATAGCATCACCACCATCTCCACCATTACCACCATTGGCTTGTGATTGTTGTTCACTACCACTACCTCTAGTACCACTAGCACCACCATAGCCTTTAATATCACCACTGATATATACTATTACAGTATGTATACTACCAATAGTACCTGTCTGCCATGCTGGACCTTCAAGATTAGTACCGGGTTCTGCAGAAGTTAGAGTTACACCAGAGTTTAATCTGTAGGTAATCTTTGTTGGTACATCATTATCAAACCCTGCTGCATCAAGTAATGTTCTGAGATTAACATTCTCAGCATCAGAAGTAGTAGTAATATCAATACCACCACCCATAGACATCATTACACTTCTTTGAAATCCTGACATTACTTAACTTTCTGGCCTTTCAACACATTTTCCCATTATAAGTTGTGCATTTGAAACACTGTCAATCATGTCGGATACTTGTGCTTTATAAGCCATACACTGAAACTTTTTTGGAAATGGACCTACCATTGATTTTTCCTGCACAGGTATATTCATGGGAGCCAGTGTCATAAATGCTATAATTGACATATAATAAAACATTTAATTCAAATTGATTTGAGGAAACTCTTCTTCTTCTTCCTCCACAACCTCCACTGTTTTAATTAATTCTTCTGTAAATTTATCTTGAGCAACAACTACTTGGTCTAGTTGAAATCTTAGATTAGCTGCTTTTAGTTGCAGGTCACGTATTTGATTTATAAAATACTTTTGATTATCATTAAGATTATCTTCAATATATTCTTGACCGTTAATTGTTACTACGTTGTTTTCAGTTTCCATTTTCCTATCCGTTAATATAGTTTACACCAGCAGTGATAGCATCAGTATATGAAGACTTATCACGATTATCTGCTACTGCCCAATCTTTATCTAGTTGAATTTCAAGATGGTCAGTATTACGTTTCATCATTAGCTTTACTTCTTCTGCACTTCCCATAGCATTTTCTAATGCTTGAGTATCATCTGCAATAGTGTTATTTATTAAATTAACACTGTCGTCCATTGCAGAAAAATGTTGATTAATTTCTTCTGCAGTTAGTTCTTCACTCATCTTACTTTCCTTTCAGAGTTTTAATTTCATCTTTTAGTTCGTTGACCTGTGCTGATAGTTCTTTCACAGCGTTTACCAAAATCCATTTAATATCACTACCATCTACACTCAAACAGCCTGTTGTTTCCTCATTAACAATTTGTGGTAAAAATTCTTGTACCTCTTGAGCAATTACTCCTAACTGAACACCCTCATTATCTATAGCAGCATCTTTAGGAAGTTCATCAATTTCATCAGGGGTTCTATATTCAAAGTTACGAACTTGAATCTGGTTTATTTTCTCAAGACCTATGTTGTTATCAACAATATTCTTTTTAATTCGTCTGTCAGAAGTTGTTGCAAAATCGGCTGAGTTATTACCTGCATAAACAGCACCCCCAGCGGCATCTATAAGTGCCGTAGAGCCGCCTTTTCCTGTGGCATCATTGGCACCGATAACAATTTCATGGCTATTGCTATTTGCCGAACCCTTGGAAGTTAATCCAATCATTATGTTGTTAGAGCCTGTAGTAAGTGTTGACCCTGCGGTATTCCCCACACAGACGTTGCCATCTCCTGTCGTTATCACCCCACCAGCGTTAATTCCAAGACAAGAATTGCTTGCTCCTGTAGTAATAGCATCCCCAGAATAAGCCCCAACTACTGAGTTTGATGCACCTGTTGTGATTGCCTTGCCAGAAGCATGACCAATCGCAGTATTCGTAGCAGAGGTTTCTTTGTAATAAAGTGCTTCTGCACCCATGCAGACATTGCCATCACCTGTGGTCGCTGTTGTAAAAGCTGACTGCCCTATAGCTATATTGTTAGCACCACTTGTTAGTGCATCACCTGCTGCATGACCCATAATAATATTGTGGTCGCCTGTAGTAGTGCCGCCGTTTCCAGCACCGTTTCCTATGCAGATATTATAACCAGCAGTCGTAGCTGATGCACCAGCATTGTTGCCTATATAGGTATTTTCATGCCCTGAAGTAAGTGCTGCACCTGCTGCTGACCCTATTGCAACATTATTATTACCTGAATTAATTGCATGACCAGCCGTATATCCTAGAACAATATTACCTCCACCACCAGCTACGTTATAGAGAGCATTATCACCTATAGCAACATTTCGTATACCTGTAACATCAGCACCAGCAGCAGCGTTATCGCCTATAATAATATTTTGTCCGCCTGTAGTAAGTGCGGCTCCTGCGTTATTACCTATTATGACGTTTTCAGAAGCCGTAGTCATTGCACTACCAGCATTCTGACCAACAATAACTGATGTAGCTCCAGTTGTTACAGCGTCACCAGCCCTAGAACCAACTAAAACATTACTAGTTCCTGTGGTTACTGCATATCCTGCACGATACCCCACTGCGACGTTGTTCATATCAGCATTACCAGAAGGATTTTGTACAAGAAGAGCTTCAGTTCCTATTGCAACTGATTGGTCGCCAGCCACGTTAGCACCAAGAGCATCAACTCCAAAAGCTACGTTTGATGTGCCTGTTGTGTTTGCATCCAAAGCTCTATACCCAACAGCAGTGTTAATACCTGATGTATTTGCAGTTAAAGCATGTCTACCAATACCTGTATTATTATTTGCAGTAGTTGCAGTTCCAGCATTTTCACCTACAAATGTATTATGAGAATGTGTGGTTATTGCATCACCTGCTGCATATCCAATTAAGGTATTGTTATCACCTGTCGTGATAGCCGTACCAGCTTCATCGCCAATAGCGACGTTATAATTTCCACCAGACTGTATTGAGTTACCTGCATTAACACCTGCTACATAGTTAGAAGTACCTGCTGTATTTGTATATACACTATAACCTGAAGCTACTCCAACACCAGTAGAATCAAGAGTTACCATATTTATTGGATTACCACCAATCATAGGTGTTAAATATATTTTACCATCTTCTGCTCCATCACTAACATCTGTAGCTTGAAACATAATTTCACCATAATTAACATCTTGGCTATTATCATTTCGCCCACGACTTACAAGTTTACCTATAAAATCATCATCTGCTGGACTTGATGATAGACGATATAAAACTACATCTGGTGCTGTACTTGCACCTGCTTCTGTTGTTTTAATGACAAGAAAATCATCAGTAGTCGTGCCGTCAATCTGTACAGTCTGTGTGCCTGTTGGGATACTAATAACAGTTTCGTCTGCATCGTTCTTGATGGTAACATCATTAGTTGAACCCTGACCTGTAAGTATCAATCCTTCACTAGAAGTATATCCCATTGAAGCATCATCACCTGCTGCTGTATCACCAGTTACATTAACAGTTCCACTTGCAGTTATATCTCCTGCTACTGATACGCCTCCCTGATAATGTGCTGCTCCAACTATAGTAACAGTAGATGCAAAGTGAGCAGCCCCACCAACACTTAATGTAGAAGCAAGACTTACTGCTCCTGCAATAGTAGTTGTTCCTCCAATATTTACATTACCACTAACTGATACATCATCTTCAAATTCTGCTTTCCCTGTTGTTAAAAAAGTACCTCCTACTGATGTATTACCAGCTATATTAACTGCACCACTTACAGATACTGCATCTTCAAAGACTGCTGCACCTGCAACTGTTACCGTAGATGCAAAGTGTGAAGCCCCACCTACACTCAATGTTGATGCTAGGCTAACTGCACCTGTTACACTCAGAGTCCCACCTACTGATACATTACCACCTACAGCTAAGTCACCTGATACAGATACATCACCATCGTAGGTAATACCACCTCCAGCAAAGAACGTACCACCTACTGATACATTACCAGCTACATCTAAATTACCACTGACAGATACACTATCTTCAAAGATTGCTGAACCAGCTATTGTTACAGTAGAATTAAGTTGTGTTGCTCCACCTACAACTAATGCACCAGAGACTGATACATCATCTTCAAACTCTGCTTTACCTGTAATATTACTTGTACCACCTATAGATGTATTACCTGTAACATCTAATGTACCACCTACTGTTACATTACTTTTTAAAGCTGCTGCACCTACTACCGTTACAGTAGAAGCAAAAGTAGCTGCACCTCCTACTGAAGCAGTGCTTTGTAAATGAGTAGCACCTACAATAGTTGTAGTTCCTCCTACTATTAAATTACCTGATACAGAGACATCATCTTCAAATTCTGCTTTACCTGTAATATTACTTGTACCACCTACTGATACATTGCCACTTGCTGCTAAGTTACCACTTACAGATACACCATCATTAAATACAGCACTACCTACAAAGTTAGATGTTCCACTAACAGATAATAAACCACCTACATGTATATACCCTGATACAGATACATTATCAACAATACCAACAGAAGCCTCTACATTAGTTAGATTTGAACCATCACCATAATAGTAAGCTGCTGTTACATTACCACCTATACAAGCATTACCACCTATAATAATATTACCACTTACTGATACATCATCTTCAAAGGTAGCTTTACCTACAGCTTTAAGTAGACCACCAACACAAACAGATGTTGCTACATCAAGTCTTCCACTTACTGATACATCATTTTTAAACTCTGTCTTGGAAGTAAATGTTCCTGCACCAGCAGCAGCAAAAGTACCACCTACAGATACATTACTTTTAAGTATAGCATTATTCTCTACTGTTACTGTAGACTTAAATGTAGCTGCACCAACAGCCGTTACAGTGCTTTGAAGCTGTGCTGCTCCTGATACTGTTACCGTAGAACCAAACTGTGCAGCACCACCAACTGATACAGCAGCTTGTAAATGTGTAGCTCCCACAACAGTTGTAGTACCACTAACATATAGATTACCACCTACTGTTGCATTACTAACTGATATATTACCTGCAATCGTAGCAGTAACACCTGTAATGTTAGAACCATCTCCATAGAATGCAGATGCACAAACTTTATCATCGACATGAAGATTACCATCAAGAGATGTATCGCCTGTTACAGCAAGAGTCCCTGTAAACTTAGCTGCACCAGTAGCAAGTTGGAAAGAACTATCAGTGCCATCACCAGTTTCAATAGTAGTCAAGCCAGCACTAACACCACTATTAGTACTCACTCCTAATCTAAGGAGTTGCTTATAAGTATTTGATATTAATTTTCCTGTTAATTCTGTCATATTGTATTCCACCAGTTGTCAGTGTCTTCCCATTTGGTTGTTGCTTGTTGCCATGTAAGACCTCTACCACCATCATCAGGTCTTGGGTCACGTATAGCAGGGTTATCTCGTACATCGGGTACTTTATTTTGTGGATGATTTTCTAAGTCATACTGTCCTTCAAAACAATCTGGACATGTTATCATGTGATAACTATTTAAACGCATTACTCTATGTGGATATACAAACCCACATGTATCACACATTGCTAATGCATTTTTATTACTTGCCATTTTTCATTGCCCTTCCAAAACCACGTTTAGCTATACCAACGCCTTTTGGTTTACCTACACGACCACCCTTTTGTGCAGTTTGAACAAGACCCATTGATTTAAAAAAATCTATTTTATCTTCTTTTTTTGGAGAAATAGCTCTAAATATTATTCGTCCTTGGTCATCAAATCTTGTTGGTATTATAGAATCATCATGTATTGCATCATATACACTAATACCACTTTTTTTACTACGAAATTTAGATTTTTTATTTTTTTTCTTACTTGCCATTATACATACCTTAATCTTGGAACAACTTTCATAGTCGCTCTTTCTCTATCCTCCTGCATAGCCCTTGCAAGTGTTTCTTCATAGTTTGTTTTTAACATTGTTATTCTACCAGCTTCTACACCCGGACGTTTCATTGACATGTAATATGCTAGGCCACATGTAAGACAAGGTAAAAACCTTTTAGGTAAATCAGCATTCTGTCCTGCTGACTTATCTACGTCTTGTAGTTCACTAATAACTTCTATCTTTATAACATCAGTAGAATTTTCAGGTATGGGCCATAAAGAAAGAACAGGATTGGCTCTACCTCTACGTATTGAATACTGAGAAGGTCTTCCTGTTTGTGTTTTATTTGGTATTAATAAATATTCTTCAGGAGATATACGTTCTAGTTGTAAATCTGTATCATCTCTATTGAGTACAACTTCAAGAGCATCTACTGTAGAAGAAGCTAGGTCATAGGCTGTCGTGCTTGCAGCAACAGTTACAGAAGAAACAGAAGTACTCCAGAGAAGAACACCTCTATTCTGCCAATCCTTTAACATAAGATTTATAGAACGTCTAGCAGATGCAGGTTCATGACCAAGGGTTTGCTCTCCCCCAATCATTTCCATTGCTTCCTGTATTACTTCATCTATGTCAAGATTAAAATTATATGTACCTGATACTGCCATTATTTCCTATACCTTGCTGTTTTCTTAGCTATTCTTTTTGGCTGCTTCACGAACTGCTTCCCTGCAGCAGTCCCTTTTCTCTTTGCTCTGGTGGTCGCTGCATATTCCTTTGAAGATAATGCCTTGATTGCTTTCTCTGGAAGATACCGTTCTCCTGTCTTGCTGCTTGGTTTGCCTGACTTGGTTCTCCATTTTTGTTTACTCCATTTAGAAAGTTTATTACTTGGTTTTTTCTTACCTGAGTATGTGCCACCTGAATCTTTATAATACTTAGTTGCTAGTTGCATAGCTCTTGCTGAGTGTTTACCACCCATCTTACGCTTTGCTCTAGCTTTAGCAGCAGCCCATTTCTTTGGGTCACGCTTCTTGGCAACTGCCATTATTTTCCTACTTTCTTCATTGCCTCTTTATGAGCAGCACCAAAAGTTTTTCCTTTTCGCATTGCTGCTTTCATACTAGCCATATGTTTAGCAGTATGATGTTTAGCATGTCTTTGTAGAGTTTGCTTTTGTCTCATTGTAAGAGGTTTAGAAGTTGTTTTCTTAGGCATTAACACCTCCACCTTTTTCTAGCTTGTCTTAATCTACTGTTAGGATTCTTAGCAGCCTTGGGAAACTTCTTCATTTGCCCTGCAGACCTAGCACAATATGATTTACGTCGTGCTGCACGTTTACCAGTAGGCTTCTTTTCAGTAACAGCAGTCTTTAATTTAGAACCGGGATTTTTACGTCTATATGCAGCTACACCTTTCTTGGTCATACCAGCACCAGACTTGGTAGGACGTTTATGACCACCACCTATGGTCAGTCCTTTCATACCTGTCCCTTTTCTTTTTGTTTTACGTGCCGCCACTATATTGCCCTTGATTCATAATTATGGGGATTCCGTTCTATAACAGAGCCGCCCTTTTTCTTTTCTCTATATCTTACTTGACTTGGTGCTGTTATTGGTTTAGGTGCCTCAGATTTTTTAAAATATGTAACACCTTTAGCATATACCCTATCACCAATAATAGTAGCAGCGTCTGCTTCTTTAACTGCCTGTCCAGTTTTTAAATCAATAAATAAATGATGTACTTTAGGATTAAAACCTATTTCAACAACACCTTTATCAGAAGGAAGTATTTTTAAATTAGGATCATAAGCACCATTTACAGACATAGCAGGATATTTTGATTTTTTACCTGTTGCTATATCTTCTCTACCTTTCTCACTAACATAAAATTTAACTTTTTTCTTTTCTGTTCCTACTACTGTAGCATATGGTTTATAAGATAATGCTTTACCAGTAGCAGAATTTTTATGTAATGTTTGTAACATTGGTTTTAAATTTTTTGGTGCATCTTCTATTTTAGAATTTAAATTTAATCTAACACCAATATTTGTTCCTTTTTCAATAGGAGCATTGAGTAATTTATTTGCTTTTTTAGTTCCTGCTGTAGCTTTTCCTTTATTTATTAACTTATCTAAAATATTAAAATCTTTTTCATTATAATTTTTTATAGCTTTACCACTTAATAAAGACTTATCTACACCAATTTCTAATGGTTCTACACTACGTAAAGCTATTTGAGGATCATCTAATAATTTTCGTAAGCCCTTATATCCACTTTTTCCTATTGTATAACCAGCAGCGGCTCCGGGAAGACCACCAACACTACCAGTAAGTCCTCCAGCAATTCCTAATAGTTCCGCAAGAACATCTGCACCACCTTCACTACCACGTTTTTGAACACCAGTAACAAAACCTGAACCGGGAAGCATTTCTGCAATAGGTTTAACAACACTTGCTGCTCCTTCTAAACTTTGAAGTCCTACCTCTGGTAATTTTCTTGCAGGTAAAGTAGGTTCCACTACCTCCTGTCTTGCTTCAGCAGGTGGCATATAATCAAGTGGTATATTAATACGTCCTCTAGCCATTTTAATCTTTCATGTTACTTTTTCTGCGCTTTGCTGCCATAGGTATACTTATACTTTTCTTTTAAATAATGCGTAAGTTCTTTCCAATACTCATCAAAACAATCAAAATCTTCTTTTAAAGGTTTAACACAACTATGGTCTACTAAACTATAATCATCTTCTCCTGCTTCTACAGATTGTTCATATCGTTTTAAAAACTCTGCACTGATCATTAAAATCCTCTGAGTGCGGCTCCTTGACCACGAAGACAAATACGTTTCTTTGATTTAGTTTTCTTCATTTTCTTTTTAATGCTACCACCCTTTTTCAAATCATATCCTTCTATATAATTATCAAGGGGTATCTCAGCATCTGCAAAAGCTTCTTCAGTACCTACTATATCTCCAGTGACACTTTTAAAAATTTTATTATCAAGTCCGGGCATCTCCTTTTTCTTACCAAATGCACCAGCTAAAGCTTTACCAAATTCAGCTATAGAATCACTTTGTTTTCTTTTTCTAAACTTAGGAGAAACTCCTGTACGAACTTTACCTATATCTGGTATTTTTAAAGGTGCTTGTCTTCTAGCTTTAGATAATAATTTCTTTTTTCTATAATCAAAAGAACGTCTTTTATTTTTAGATTTAGGTTCAAGCATAATTAACTTTCTACTTTAAAAGCTTTACCTTGTTCATAATCTTCATCAACCACAACATCTTGGGGTGGACCTTTTACATCTGGTCCTTTTCGTGCTGCCCCATACCCTTGTCCTGTAGGTCTGCCTACAATCTCATCTAGGTTATGAGGACGTTTAATAAGAGTATGGGGTCCAGCCATTTTATTTCTCCTTCTTATATTTTCTATAAATAAACCATGCACCTATACAAATAGCTGCAATAATTGCTATACCTATTCCAAGACTACTATCTTCTTGTACAGGTTTTGTTTCTACTTTAGCAGGTTGTTCTACAACTGCTACGGTTTTCTTATCCATTATGATCTCCTCTTTCTACCTTTCTTAGCCATTGCTGTCATTTTCTTAGGACCATATTTCTTACGGCCTATAAATGCTGCAAGAGCTTTAGGATTTTTTGCTCCACGTTTCTTTAGTTGTGTTGTCAGGGCTTTAAATCTAGCCCCACTCCCTAGTTTTGGTTTACGTTTCTTTGGTGACTTCATAATCTGTTTCCTAACACTAGAACGATTAGTCATAACTATTATCGACTACCTGACCACCTGTCATGCGATAAGTAATGGGTCCACCTTTTTTGTAGCCTTTTACTTTGCCACCGCCTTTAAGGTCTATCATATCTCCTTCCATAGAAGGTTTTCTTTTTTTCTTAGATTTAGATTCGTCATAATCTCCAAAAAGCATTGAAGATGCTGGAGCCATCGTTTTAACTGCTTGTTTAGCTGCCCTTTTTTGACCTGACCTATCAACTTTAGATTCTCTTTTGTCTGCAGATTTACCTGCTGCTCTTAAACCAGGACGCAAAGTACCTGATATATTACCTGATTTTCTCCCAATACCAATTGCTCTAAGACGTTTATTTAGTTCTTTTTCTTGATTAGTACTTAGTTTTTTTCTATTTCGTGAGTGTCTTTGTTCAGGTGTTTCTGTTCTTTCTATTTTACCACCCACATCTTTCTTTATTACTTTACCACCACCCATCTTAGGTACAATATCTCTATCTTTCATATTTTTAATTTTTGATTTTA